AATAGTAAATTGACAAGATTCAGAAAAATCCCATTGAAAATTCCAACCAGCGTTTTGATTTGCTTGATGAATATAGGGATGTATTTCTTTATAAATCCAACGATCATCCATCCAAACAACATTTGAATTTCTTTTCTTTTTTAAATTTTTAATTTGTTTATTATTTAATTTTTTAGGATTATATCCACCAGTAACAGCAATTTGATCTTGTAATTGTTTTCCATAACGAACAATATCGTCGCAAATTCTTAAAGGAATTGCTGATTCAAAATACCAATAATAATTTGTAAGGTTCATATTCTTTCTTTTACCACAAAAAATAATATAAGTTATTTTTAACTTATAGTCAACGTTCCTGATGCTGTAAATTTAGCAATTTTATCACCACCTGGATGAGTTGAACCTGTAAATGCATCACAAGGAGTTCCTGCAAAAGTAGTTGCACTTGGTGCTCTAATTACAACAATTCCTGAACCTCCTGCTGATCCTGGTGAAAATATACCACCGCTACCAGCTCCACCACCAGTATTTGCAGTTCCTGCTGCTCCAGCAGTGCAACCACATTTTGATCCGTTACCTCCACCGCCAGCTCCACCTGAACCAGCGGAACCAGATCCAGCACATCTTTTTCCACCGCCACCACCACCAGCATAACTACTATCTGGTCCTAAAATTGTATTAGGAGCTCCAGCTCCACCATTACCTCCAGCTCCTGCACTAGCATTAGCTCCAACAGCGGTTGCTCCACCACCTCCACCTGCAGCATTGTTAGCAGCGTTAGGTTGTGACCCTGCTCCATTACCTCCAGCATTACCTTGAGGCGGATCTGTAGGAGGTGTATTACCAGATGCTCCAGATGAACTAAATGCTCCACCACCACCAGATCCTCCAGCAACTCCATTTCTACTACCACCTCCACCAGGTGCTCCACCACCTCCACCACCGCCGGCTGATGTTATTGTACTAAATACTGAATTATTACCATTACCACCATCTCTTGGCCCAGAAGTAACACCTGCTGCACCGCCGCCTCCAACAGTAATTGTATAAGCTCCGCCTTCTATTGTTAAAGCCGAACCTCGTAACGGAGAAGGCCCAAAACCAGAAGCTCTATATCCACCAGCTCCACCAGCTCCTGCAGGATTTTCAGAAAAACCTGATCCACCTCCACCAGCAACTACTAGATAATTTACTGTAAATAATTTTTTAGGCCATGTTGTAGCACCACATTTACCTGCTGTTAATGCAGTTATGTGTGTTTTTAAATTCCATACACCACTTGCTTTGTTTAATTCTTTTACTACTACGACTCCACTTCCTCCATTTGATCCTCCATCTGCAGTTGTTTTTGCTCCACCACCGCCGCCACCTGTATTGGCTGAACCTGCTGTTGAATTTCCTGGATTACCACCACCATTTCCTCCACCACCAACTGGATTAGCTTGACCTGGACCACCTCCGCCACATGGATAGCCTCCGCCTCCACCGCCTCCAGATACACCTGTAACACAACTCCCTGGAAAACATCCTGAAATATTTGTTCCTGCTCCACCTGCTCCACCAGTTGTACAACTTGCACAACCTCCAGCAGCAGAAGAACCTCCTCCACCACCTCCATGATATTTAGGAGCTCCTTTTCCTTGTCCACCTGGGTTTCCTTGACCAGTAATTCCAGAGCCTGCATTACCATTGTTTGCAGCTTCACCGCCTCCTGATCCACCATCAGTACATTGACTTGGTCCTGGACTATTTGCTGAAGACCCTTTACCACCACCTGTTGATGTTACAGCGCAATTAAAAGTAGAATTTGATCCAGAACCATTTGAAGTTCCTCCGCCTCCAATAGTTACTGGATAAGTTGTACCTCCACAAACAGGAGTTTCTTGATTTAATAAGCCACCTGCTCCACCTCCACCAGATGCACCCCCAAGTCCACCTGCTCCACCTCCTGATACGACAGCAACTTGAAGAATTCTAGTTCCTGGTTGAGTAGCACATAAGTTACCTGAAGATGTTTTTTTTTGAACAGTACACTTCCCAAAAGAAGTTAAATTTCTTTTACCTATTATACCGCCATTTGTTCTAGCCATAGAGTACCCTTACACGGATACCCATTGAGTATTATCCGCGTCCCATCTGTAATTTGAATTATCTGATCTTTTAGTTCCTAACCATCTTAAATTATCTTCATCCCAACTTATTGAATAAGCTGATTGATCTCCAGCTGGATAAGTAACTGGTGCTTTCCAATCGTCACTACCATCTAGTGACCATGAAGCGTAAGGTTGTGGACATAAAAATTTATTTTTTGATGCATTATAGACATAACCTATACCTGCATATTGCTTTCTAAAATTATGATTATATGATGTTTGTTTCCAAGTTCCACCACCAAAAAAATTTACACACCATGTTTCACCATCAGCATGCATATCATTATCTTCTAATGTACCACCATTAGCTTCTATATCATTTCCAACTACAATTACTCTTTTAACTACTAAATGAGTATCGGATGTAAAACCTGTTGGGTCTGTTTTTGATTCTAATTCTGCAAAGTGTGCCATATTTTTTCCTCTTATTAATTTATACTATTATATTTAATTTGTCCATATACCTTGTTTAACTTGATCATAAACTTCATTTAAAGTCCACATACCTGGTGCTGTTTTAACTGTTGCTGATGGTTCTTTAATTATAACTACGCCTGAACCACCTGCTGTACCATGATCAGCAGAAACAGAGCTTCCACAATCTCCACCACCACCTCCACCGCCTCCGGTGTTACTACTTCCTGCAGTTGCTGCAGCTCCACCATCACCTTGAGGTCCAAAATTTCCTCTGCCACCACCTCCAGCTCCTCCACAAGATTGTCCTGATCCAGCATTAGAAAATCTACCACCTCCGCCACCACCAGCGTAAGTTACATTTGATCCAGAAATTGTATTCGGTGCTCCATCTCCACCATTTCCTGCTCTAGTGCCAGGTGCAGAGGGTGCAGTTACTGCATTTTCTCCAACTTCTGTTACTCCTCCTCCACCACCACCACTCATTTTAGATTGAGAAGGTTGAGGTCCAGATGATGAACCTCCATCACTTCCTTGAGATGGACTAACAGGAGGTGTATTTCCACAACCACCAGCACTTGACGCGTTAGCAGATCCACCACCACCTGATCCACCATTTCCACCTACTGTTGGTCCACATCCTCCAGCTGATCCGCCTGGTGATCCACCACCTCTACCGCCACCAGCTGATGTTATTGATGAAAAAACTGAATTACTTCCAGCAGTATCAACAGCTCCTCCACCTCCAACTGTAATTGAATAACTAGTTCCACCAGAAACTGGAAGAGCACTTCCTCTTAATGGACTTGGTCCAAAACCAGAAGCTCTATATCCTCCGGCTCCGCCACCGCCTCCACCACCAGCTTTACCACCGCCACCGCCACCACCTACTACTAAATAGTCTGCGTTAGCAGTTGCTTGTGCAGTAAAAGTTCCTGATGAGTTAAAAGTAGAAACTCTAGCAGAAAATGAAGTTTCTGATGCTTCTTGAATTGGTCCTATAATTCCGCCATTTGCCATAGCCTATAAAACCTCCTATGCGTCGTCTAATAATTCGTATGATACGAAATAACTTAAATCATCTGCAGCAGAAGCTGTAAAATATAATAAATCTGTTTCGTCTAGATAAATTGGATTTTCTAAAAAACTTAAAGTTGCATCTGCTGGTACAGAAATTGTATTTGCAAGTTTAACATAGTTAGAACCATTATCTACGCTAACTTCAATTGTTATGTTAGCAGCATTTGAACCATCTATATTTGCAACAAGTATTGTATTTACTTTGGCAACTTTATCTGCTGGGACGTCAATTGCCTCTGTTCTATTTGTATTTCCTAAATTAGCAGTTGAATTAACTGCGTTGATTGTTGCTACGTTTACTATATTTGGTGTTGCCATATTATCTCCTTTTTAACCGAAAACGATTGCCATTGCAATAGCTTTTCCTACTGATGCGGCACTCGAATTTGCGTCTATATATGTTACTAATCTTGAAGCAGCTACCTTTCTGTTAGTTCCACCTGCTCCATCATCTACTATAAATAAATCAGCATCTACTAAAGCAGCGTTAATATCTGTTGCTCCATCTATATCTAGATCTGCTACAGCTATACTTCCATCTGGAAATACAGGTGCTTGTGAAAATGTTACGACACCATTTGAAGCAATCGCTATTGCGTCTGTATCAGAAGCTGAACCTATATTACCAGCATCTGGAATTACAACATTACCACCTGTAGTAAGTGTTCCTCCACCAGCTATTGTTCCTGCAAAAGTAACGTTTGCACCACTAAATGTAGCGGCTGTAGTTGTACCTGATTTAATTATTAAATTTCCACTTGTATTTGTAGCACTACCAAAAGTTGTACCATTATCTTTAAAGAAAATATCTCCACCATCTGCATCTAAAACAATATCTGTACCCGCGTCAATATTAGCAAGTGCAGAAGCAGAAATAGTTAAATCTGTTCCATCACCCTCAATTTTTTCTCCATCATCACCAAAAGTTAAACCAACATTAGCTGGTATATTAATATCTGTTGTAGCTGTTAAATGCAAATCAGCACTAGAATTTATTGTTAAGTCTGTTCCATCACCTGTAATTTTTTCGCCAGCATCACCAAATCTTACAAAAGAATCATTTCCTAAAATAATGTCATGATTAAATGTAGCAGAACCAGCATCACTACCATCAAGTGTAAGCATCGTAATATCAGAACTATTATCAGTTCCTTTAAATATAATGTCTGTATCATTCGCTGTTGCATCAATTGTAATATTACCTGATGAAGTTGATAAAGTAACTGCTCCATCTCCAGTTGAAATATCATCTGCTGCTACACTAGCACCACTTTGAAAATATGTTTTTAATGTTGTGACATTAGTCATTCTCATCGTGCCAGCATCATTTACAAGTAAACCATCTCCATCTGCAACTGCTGTAGTGCCTCTTGAAGTACCACCATCTATTAAATTAATTTCTGCTGCTGTTGCAGTTACATTTGTTCCACCAATATCTAATGTTGTTACAGAAATTTCTCCTGCAACTGTTGCAACACCATTTGCTAATGTAATTAAATCTGTGTCATCAGTGTGACCAATAGTTGTTCCATTAATTAAAACATCATCTATATCTAATGAACCACCAGTAATTAAACCCGTTGTTGTAATTGTAGATGACCCTGTATCAATATTGCCAAATCCTGAAGTAATTGATCCTGAATCTAAAGCACCTGTTGTAACAATACTAGAACTTCCTGCAACCACACCATAAATTGAACCAATAGCTGTCCCATTAATTGTAATAGCATCTGCTTCTAAAGTTCCGTCTACATCTACATCACCAGAAAAATCTCCTGTTGCTGCATCTAATTCTCCTGATAAAGTAATATTAGTAGCACCAGTAATAGCACCATTCATTGCAATAGCACCGTTAATATCTATTGTTGTAGCTGCTATTTGTACTTCTGTATCTGCAACAATATCTAATTGACCATCTGTAGATGAATTAATATATAAACCGGTATCTCTAAAAAGAAGTTTATTAGTTGAATTTAAAGTTAAACCTGTTCCATCAGTATGTGTTAAAGTTGTATCTGAATCTGCACCAAAACTTAATACAGCAGAGTCACTTAATAATTTAACATCGTCACCAAACACTGCATCTTTTGCTACAGATAATCCACCATCAGTTTGTAATGATCCATCTGTTGTAGAAGTTGCTTCAGTAGTGTCATCTGTTTTTACAATTCCACTAGCTGTAATTGTTGTAGCAGTTAATGCTTGTGCAGCGATTGTACTGCCTGATTGTGCAGTAAAAGTATTTGCAGTAAATTGAAAATCATCAGCTCCTGCAATTTTAATATCTATTTGATCATCTGTATCTGCTGTAATGGTTGTATCACCATCAGCATCTAAAACTAATTCTCTTCCTTCTATATCTAACGATCCACCAAATCCTGCATCAACAAGATTTGTTCCATCTGAATAAACTAGTCTTGTAGTTTTTTCTGATACACCAAAAGTAATACCCGTTCCTGATGCTGTTTTAAATTGCACAGTGTATGCACCTGATGTGCCGTTTGTTACAATGTAAACTTTTTCTACTGAATCTGGTACAGTTACAATAGAATTACCTGTTATTGTACCTGTTAGTTTTATAACAGCGTGTCTTGCAACTGATGTTGATTCTGTTGCATCTCCATCTGTAATTGATAACGCTGTTGTTCCACCACTAGTTACTGCTTGTTCTACATAACCAGAGATTGCTTTTTCTACTATTTGTAAGTTGGTATTTGTTTTTGTCCCCCATGTACCAGCGTTTTCGCCGGTTGCCATTAGTTCTATACCAAGATCTGAAAATGTTGATGCCATAATTTAATCCTTAAGGTGTTTGAGAAGGCACTGGGATTCTTACTGTTCCGTCTGTGTAATCATCTCTTCGTCTTCTGCCTATTTGTTCTCCTCCAAATTTTTGTACTTCTTGTTGATACTTTTGTTCGTATAATTGCAGCATATCAGCTGGACCTTTTAGAAACCCGTAAGCTTCTGCTAAGCAACAATATAACAGACCATTTGAAAAATTCATACTAATATAATTAGTGTCATTATTTTCTAATAATGCTGGAACTGCGTTGTAATGTATTTTATATGCAAATGTTGCACTTGGTGTTGGTGATACAATAATAGATCCAGAGTTTGATGAGCTTTCTCCAGTTGCTCCTGTATCTAGCATTGCATAATATTTTGGTGTTCCAGTAGATGTAGTTGCTGAAATATATTCTTCT